GATGCAACACCTGCCTAATTAGGCTTATAAGGGGGGTTCGCCCCCCTTTTTTCATTTCTACATAAAGGTAAATCATGGCTAGTAAAATAGATTTAATTTCTAACGCATTAATTCTGATAGGTGATTTGCCAATAACATCACTGACTGGCAACTCTCGCGCACAGGTTGTAGCTAACAACTTGTATGATAATGTAGTGCAGAACGAACTAACAAAGTACCGTTGGGGTTTTGCTCGTAAGAAAGCGCAATTAGGAAAAGAAGCTACAGCTATCGTTGGCACAGAGTGGAGCGATAAGTACACCTTGCCATCTGACTTACTTACACTAATCAAGCTGAATCCAAATCAGCCATACCAAATTATTGAAGACAAGGTTTATATTAATCACAGTGGCGATTTGTATTGTGATTATATTGCTAATGTTTCTGAAGCAGTGTTTCCTGTGTACTTTTCTAAGATGATTGAGTACGCACTAGCTAAAGACTTTGCTATGTCTATTCGCGACAACGCGACTACCAAACAAGTCATGGCAATGGAGTATGAGAACCAATCTCGCATGGCTCGATACACTGACAGTCAGCAACACCCAATAACACCAATACAGAGTAGACCATTCCTTGATGTGAGGCACTAATGGCTAGAAGCAACTTTGTTCAAAACAAGTTCGTTAGTGGCGAGTTATCTGAAAATATAAAATCAAGAACTGATCTTGACCAATACTATCAGGGCATGGAAATCGCTAGTAACGTAGTCACTACCCCTCAAGGTGGGGTCAAGAGACGTATGGGTTCTGAGTTTGTTGATGTTCCGCAGGGCAAAACTGTGCGAATGACTAACAACTTTTTTAGCTCTTCTAATGTTAAAACAGGCAGTAACATTAATGATCTTGATGATAATGACACATCAACCGCAGTAGTGTTTCATCAGATAGGCTCAAATGCTAACGTAGTAATATGGCAAAATACATTTTCTAATAGCCCGACTTTTACAAAAACTGTTAGCTTTATTGACCTTATTGGAATTAAGTTTACTGAAGATGTTACAAGCACAGAGTTCCTATTAGAAAGTTCAAGCGATGGTAGCACTTGGGGAGCAGACGATACTGTAAACGTACAGCAAAGTATTGCAGTCCCAAAGATTACAAACTTTGAGCAAAATATGCGGCTCAGAGTCGATATTCCTGTATCTACTTCTGGCGGTCCTGATACATACGTTAGGCGTTTCTGGAGACTAATCCGCAGAGCAAGCACTCCATTAGGAACTGCGTTCATGTCTATACAGGATGTGAACTTTTATGAACTAGACACAGGCGTACTTACAGAAGACTACAAGCTACATAAGTTTGAGGTAAGCAAAGAGGACAGCTTTTTGTTGTTCTTTACGCCAACTAATCTACGCATTTACAGAGTTACAGATACAGCGACAACATACTTGCAAGACATTAATCATGGGCTAGGTGTGAACTACCCTAATCGTGTTGCTACTAACGAAAATGTAATGTTGCTGTTCAATAAGAATGTTGCGCCTAGACGCTTAGTGTACAACTACAACAATGATGGGTTCTTTTACTACGATACGCCTACATTTGATAATATACCTCGATATGCTTTTGATGACAGGTTTAGTCCAACTGAAATAACTGCAGTTAATACAGTTACATTTCACCAAAACTTTGTTGCAGGTGATAAGTATCAGCTAGAAATAGATGGGGTGTTAAGTAAAGAGATTGTTTATCATGGCGATTCTAACGCTGACGAACGTACTGCTACAGCAAGGTCTATGCAAGTTAATTTACAGGATATGCCTGTGTTTGGCGATTCTGGGATTACTGTAACCAGAACTGCCGCTTTACAATACACTGTACAGATGTCGGGCGATTCCGCTAATGACTATCCTTTAATGACAGGCTTTGGCACTACAAATTCACACCCAATAACATTTAATGGTTATACACAGGGCAGGGATACAAAAGAGCCTATCTGGAGTGCTACAAGGGGCTATCCGAATCTTGGCGTATTTGCACAAGGCAGACTTTGGTTGGGCGGCACACGCGACAGACCACAGGTTTTAATGGCATCACAAGCAGGTGTTTACTTAGACTTTAAAGTAGACCGAGGCGAGGCATCTGAAGGCTTCTTGTTTACTATTAACGGCTCGAAGAGTGCTATCGTTGACGTTACTGGTGGTCGTGGCGTTACAGTATTTACTGAGGGCGCGGAGTACAGCATTACAGGCAACACCCCTGCTACTCTTGATGCCCAACAACAGACGCAACATGGTAGCTTTAGTGAGGATGTTCCTACACTAGCCCTAGATGGCACCACATTGTTCGTAGACCGCAATGGCAGAACACTACGACAGTTTATATTTGATTACAGGGAAGAGGGCTTTAGAAGCGTAGATATGTCTGTATTGTCATCACACCTAATTAACAAGCCTTTAGATATGGATGCGGTTACTGCGGTGTCGGCAGATGATGCTAACTATGTATTCATTATCAACGAAGACGGTACTGCTGTTGTAATGAACACACTGCGCGATCAAGACATTACTGGGTTTACTAAGTTTGACCAAGTACGCCCTGCTGTTGATGCTAGCGAGATACAAGGCAGTAGTATTAGCTTTGCAGGATCTACAGATAAGTTTATGCAGGTCGTAGCAGTTAATAACGTATTGCACGTTTTGTCTGAAACAGGGGCAAGCACTGCACACGCATACCAATATACGCTATCAAGACTAACATTAGATCACCTCATGGATGCTAGTGTTAAGTTTGAGCCACAGGATTTAGGTGGTGGCTATTATCATCCACAATACCTAACAGGCACAAAGCATTTATCAGGCAATCAGCTTATCAATGTTGTAGCAGGTAACAGCGTACTACCACCTAGATATGCGGCACAGTATGCTAACGTAGTTGAACTTACAGATGCAGAAAGACAGCTTAATGCTACTATAGAAGTAGGTCGTAACTTTGTGCCTACTGTTAAACCTATGCCGTTAAGCACAATATTGCGTAGCGGTGACAATACCCAGATGGCATTAAAGCGCGTGGATAGAATGAATTTGCGTGTAATTAATTCAGCAGGTGTTAATATAGACGGTATAGCTGTACCTGTTAGAGAGTTTGGTGATTCTGGTAGCAGTCCACTAAATACATCTTTAGTGCCTACTACTGGTATTATAGAAGACAACAATGGCGGCAATGGTTGGGGTAGAGAGGTTGTGCCTAAAATTACGGTACCAGACCCAACACCATTCCATTTACTAGCAATAGATTACGAGATTAGTTCGTGAACGAGATAACAACGCAAGACGATATATATAAGTTACAAGCGTTAATGCTGAAAGGCGATACAATCGAGTTAGAGACACGACACCACTTTAGTGATGGATTGTATGCCAGAGAGTTGTTTATTCCCGCAGGCGTTTGTTTAGTGGGCGCATTGCATAAAACGCGACACCTGTACACCGTAGTCAAGGGAAAGTGTAGAGTAGCTACACAATTTGAAAATATAGAGATAGAGGCACCATTTATGGGTGAGACTATTCCTAATACAAAGCGCGTTATATACGCAGAAACAGATTGTGTGTGGATAACATACCACCCAACAGAACTAACCAGTGTAGAAGAGATTGAAAAGGCTATATTAGAGCCAGAGGATATTTAAATGACATTTGCAATAGCGGCAACAGTTATGGCGGCAGGCACTGTAGTGTCGGCATACGGTCAATATCAAACAGGCAAGTTTCAAGAAGAGTCTATGAAGCGACAAGCAGAGGTAGAAAAGTTGCGAGCGCAGACTGACGAACTTGCTAGGCGCGAAGAGTATAATGCGGCTATTGCCGCTAATCAGGTTGCTATGGCTTTAAGCAATATAAGTGGCGCTACACCAGAATCTATAGCATTGCAGGCATCTAGAGACGTTACTACAGATGAAGGTAAAATTGCTTTAAGCGAAAGGTTAGAACAAAGATTACTTGAGCGCGAAGGCAAAGCCGCGGCATACGCAGGTACAGTGGGTGCGGCAGGCACCTTGTTAAGCGGTTTAGGTGATGCTTACGCAACCTATAAAACATAGGAAAAAAAATGGCTATTAAACCTATAGAAAGATTTGGAAAATTTACAGCCCCACGCCCAGATCAATCAGGGGAAATTCGTATGCGCGCGCTTGCAGGTCTTGGTAGAGATATATCAAGTCTTGGAAGAAGTTACGCTCAAGTTAAAGAAAGGGAATTTAGAGAAGAAGAAAGAGAGCAAGAAAAAGCTGATATTTTGCTACGGAAACAAAAAGCAAACACAACTCGTTTAGACATTGACGCACATCTTAGAAAGTTAGAAGAAACGCATAAAGATGATCCTACACAATTTTTAGCAAATGCTACTCCTTATATTAATACAACATTTGAAGGCTTAGAGCCAGAAATTCGCGCTAGTATAGAAGTAGATGTAATTACAAAAACGCGAAATATGCACTCCGTTTTGTTAGAAAAGTTTAATGATAATGCTTTAACAAAAGGTAAGCAAACTAACCAAAATGTAATCAATAGCCTTTTTGTTGATTTAGATAACGCTCTTAGAAATAACCAAGATATTACTAGTATTCGGCAAAGTTTAAATGATGCTTTAATAAATGCAGGTGAATTAGACCCTACAGTTAATGTTGCTCAAAAACAAAATGAACTTGATAAACATATAGCAT